TTAGATTCTAAAACTTGCTTAGCTTCGTCAGAAAATAAAAAATAATTCCCTAAATCATATCTTTCATTATCTAAATCATTTCCATAGTCCTGAGTTTTCTCAACTCTTGAATTGTTTATATAAAAATATATTCCTTTAAATTTTCTCATTGGCTTCCTCCTTGAAATAATAGCTAAAACTAAAGCAGCAAATAATTCTTTATCATCAGCATGCACCAGCTTCCTCCAGTCTTATGACACTGTCATCAATTTCTCTCAACCACATAGTTTTAAAATCATCAAATGTATTAACTACATCGGTTATCATAGATTTTAAAACTACTCCTATCATATTTCTTTTATGCGAATTGATAGTTCCAAGCATCATAATTACAAGAAACATTGTTCTAAGAAGTTCTAAATTATCTCCTGTTTCTTTATGCTCACAATCAGTAAATGCTTCATCTAAGATCTTGATAACCTCATTTTCAACTCTATAATTAATTTGATTCTTAAATTTATCAATGATTTTATCAGAAGATTTTATAGTTCTAGTCAATATAGCTTTATAATATCTATTTAGAACCATATTTTCCTGATCCCATAATTCTCTATTAATTTTCAAGTATTTATTAATTAAGTACATAAGTGTAATTCCTTGCATATCTCCATCTTTATGAGTAACTCTTATCTTTTTCATAAAAATCACTCCTTTAACAAATAACCCAAATATTCATAAGCTTTCTTATAATCTTCTATTCCGTTTTTCTTTCTAGCTCTCATAACATATTTGAGAATATTTCCAACACAAACAGCTTCTTTTCCTTTCATATCTTTTGTAACTTCAAAAATAACATCTTTTACTTCAATCCCTAAATCACTAAGCATATAATGTTTTGGTGATTTTACATTATCTACTTCAGAAGTTTCAACAGTTTCTTGAGTCCCGTTTTCAATAATTTTTAATATTCTATTTTTAAGTCTTTCACTAGCTTCAACTTTTCCAGATTCTAAATGTGATAAATAAGGTTGTGTCACATCAATTTTTTCAGCAAATTCCTTTTGATCTATATTATTATTTACTCTATATTCTTTTACTCTTTTTCCTAAACTCATTTTTTATCCTCCTAAACATGCTTTTAACATCATATAAGCATCTGCAACATCATCACTATCTGCTATCTTTCCTGTAAACTCACTAAATTTATTCATCATAAATTCTTTTTGTTCTTTTCTCTCAAGTGGTAAATTATCAAATTTATTTTTCCAGAACGCAGCTGGCACTAACAATAAATCTATTTTTAATTTTTTTAGATTGTATGTAAGCATTCCTCTTATCTCGGATAAAATCGATAATATACTAGAATTCAACCCTAAATACGTGTCCTCAACAATAACTAAATCTATTGCTGCACCTTTTATCTTTTTTGAAGTTTCCAACACTTTTACTATTTCATTAATAATCAGATATCCTCTTTCTCTAAAATCTTCTAAATCAGCTTTTATAGTTTTCCATCTTACAATTTTCCCTTTACAAGAATAAGCAATACCAACTGATCTACTAGCTAAATCGATACTCAAAACATTTATATTTTTGATATTAGAAGGGATAGAAACTTGATTTTTAGGTTGCTTCACTAATCTATTTCTTTCTTTTAACCTTAACTCTTCTTGAATTCTTTTCATTTTCTTTCTTTGAACTATATCTATGCAGGTTCCTTTTCTAATTTGATTGAGAGTAGCCATCTGAATATTCTTAGTTTCAATAAACTCAATATCATAGCAGTAATTAGTTTTTTCTTTAAACAGATACTTAATAACATAAAATTCTTCATCATTTTTATTTTTAAATCTTTTATCTACTATTTCATTGACATCTATTTTTTTTCCCATATTTTTACTCCGTTTTTATTTATATAAAGCTTCTTCATTTTTTCTATAAATCTTATATAAATTCCTTAAATACTCCTGTGCTTGTGGCTTCAAGTGTTCAAAGTGCCATTTATGTTTTTTTACTAAATTTAGTAATTCTTGAGAAGAATTTGCAGATAAACACATATACCAAAACTCTATTATTTGCATAATTTTCCTTTCTATACCAATACTTTATTTAATATATACTATATTAGTATAATTTCTTTATATATATGATTTAGGTTACCGTTCTAATTAAGACAAATTGAAGTGTTGAATTAGTTTTTTAATAAAGTTACCCTTAGGTTACTGTTTTGGTTACCATTCAACCTCGCATTTTATGGGAAAGGTTACCGAGTTACCGTATTTTTTCATTTTTTCTATATTATTTTATGTATATACTTAAATTTAATATATATACCTAAATATTTATCTGTCCTATGTTGATTTTTGCGGTAACTCGGTAACACTCTCCATTTTATCGCAAGTTCAAGGGTAACCTTTACAGTAACCAGCAGTAACCTTTTTTGTTTTACTTTGGTATTATTAAATAAAAACAGTAACCTTAATCACTTTATTATTTTAAATTTAGCTATTTTATATGTTTTTGCTTCTCCTGTAAAACCATCTTTAATCTTCTTAACTTCACTATTTGAGATTATAAATTCTTCCTCTATAAGTTGCTTTCTTAAAGTTTTCATATCTAACAATTCAAGAGTAGAATTAGTTTTTCTTTTCTGCTCATCAATAGCTGTATAAAGAAGTTGAAATCTAGCCCAATGTTCATTAGGAGTTGATACATAAAAGCTTTCTAAATTTTCTATCCCAGCATCTTCCACTAATTTTAAAAGTTCAATAAAATTGTCTGTTGTTGTATATTCTTTTGAGAAATCTGTATTTAAGAAACTTACAAAATTAGTTATGATTTTCATATCTATCTTTAAAACTCTTGTAAGTGCTTTTAAACCCTTTAGCAAACAATTTAGGTTATATAGTTGTCTTTCATCTTTTACTTTGTCTAAAATTGTAGTGTCAGTAGCTATAATTCCATTTTCGAGTCTATCCATTAAAGCGGTTTTCCCAAGTTTTTCTAAAATATCAGTATTTTTAAGTTTCTTATAAATTTCAAAGTCTCCTTTATTCTTTTTTGTAAGACTTGTACTTATCATTCTATTTTGAATACTTACATCACTTAATTTCGTTTCTCCTGATATAATAAGTGGAGTACACAAATGAAATTCAGCTAATTTATTTGTTGTGTTTCCTTGATTTATAATTTTATTATCATAAACAGATCTAATAGTTGAGTACAAATCATTCATTTTCTCAAGTTGAAATTTACCAGTTATTTTAACCTCATCTATAGCCCAAGGTGTTATATTTGAGCAGCTGCTAAAACTTCTTATTTGGTGATTAGATAAGGTTGATAAACTTTTTATATTTTCCCTTCCACCAAATAAAATTCTTGAAATAAACTCAACATATTCAGTTTTTCCTATGCTTGTTGTCCCAGAAACTTCTAGGATAGGATAAGTTCCTTGAGTATGAAATCTACCTAATGCCCAGCAGATTCCTAACAAAGATTGATTTATATCACTTCTCATATGAACTAAATTCTTTTCTAACCATTCTTTATCTTCAATTGTTAGCGCTCCTATTTCAGAAATTTTTGTAATCTTTAAATCTCTTTTATCACATACAACATCTGAATCTTCATCATAGTATTTATTATTTCTTATTCCGTAATACTCTATTTCCTCAATGTACTTTTCCTGGTTCTCTTCTTTTAGCCAATCGATAAATTTGGGAATAGTTGAAGGACTAGCTAAATACACTCCCATAGCTTCAGCTATCCCTTTTATAGATAAAAGATCAGATATTCTAGCTTTGAATTTTCTTTCTCTTCCATTATTTATAGCTTTACCTATTAAAAAATTTTCAGAAAAAGCTTCTACCTCAACTAAGAAATTACTAACTCTAACAGTTTCTTCTCCGCCATAATAGATATATCCTCCATCATCAATTTTAAAACTCTTAAATCCAGTTTTTATTTGAGATGGTTTATTTAATAAATACTCATAAACTTTATCTTTTCCATTTTTCATTAAAACTTCATTAACATCTTTCTTTTTGTGAAAATGAGTCTTATAAAGTGGAATTAATAAATCTTTTAATTCATTTACTATTCTTTTTCTTGCTTCTACTCCAGCTTCATCATCATCAGTAGCTATTATTATTTTTTGAAACTTACTTAACCATATTTTTTGTGTTTTAATGCATTTGATATTTGTAGCTCCAGAAGGCAATGAAACAGTGTTTTCTACTCCAGCTTCTAAAGCACTAAGTAAATCTATTTCACCCTCCACAATTACTAAATATTCAAAATCTGTTATATTTTGCCAATTTAAAAGATAGTCTAAGCAACTACCTTTCTCACTCCATAGCTTTTTATCTAAACTTCTGTATTTAATACCAACAACTGTCTCTCCATTAGTAACAGGTATCATCATACTTTCATGAGTACCCATTCTATAAAGTTTATTGATATTATTTTCGTTTTCTATACCTCTACTTTTTAGATATTCAAGCCATTTTTTATTTAATTTTTTTGAGTTATATATTAAAGAAGAAAAATCATAAATTCTCTTTTCTTCTGTTTTTTCTTCTATTCCACTAATATTTAACTCTTTTTGTATCTCTGGAAATTCACTTATATGTCCACTTTTTCCAGTTGAGTGGCACATATATTTTCCATTATTTACATTTACAGAAAAACAAGGATTATCTTTTTTAACTTTTTGGCAGACTGGACAATAATCCAGTCTAGCCTCATCTCCATAATGTTTTATTTTCATAATTTCCCTCCATTAGAACGGAAATTCTTCAGGTAAATCCTCGTTCTTTTCTTCTGTTTTTTCTTCTGATTGATAGTTATTAGGTCTTTCAACAGGAGTAACATTTTCAAATTTCTTTTTAAATCTTTCATATATTTCTGGATTCTTTTTGTTTTGAATTTCATCAGCTGTTTTTTTACTTTGAATATCATAATATCCAATGATGTTATATCTTAAAAAATCTCCATTTAAACTAACTTCTACTATTACACCAATTTTTTTATCTGCAAGTGCAGGGATAAAAACTTTGTTTGGACTTTCTATTGGAACTAAGTCTTTGTTCTTTAATTTACATAAGTAAGTTAATTTATTTAATTTTTTTCTAGCATATTCATTTTCAGTTCCATCAGCTTTTCTAAAAAATTCAACTGGATAAAAATATTGTTCTTCATCAGTTTTTAAAACTAACTTAAGCCCTTGAGATTGAGATCCATTCTTTCCACTTATTATTAAAGCTTCCTCAATAGTGCAGTTATAAACTCCACTCTTATTTACTGTTTTACTACCTTCTTTAGTTTCTTCTCTTAAATCTTCTTCGTTTTCTGTCCATAAATTCATCATATTTATTTCCTCCTATTATTAATTAAAATATTCATTTGATTTTTGTATTACATAGTTTAAGTCATTAGGAATCCTTAATTCATCAAACATTCCTTTTGGAGTTTTACAAGTGTCATTGCCATTATTTTGAGTTCTAAAATAATAAACTCCATCTTCAATTTCTGTTGCTAAAACTATAGTGAATCTACCTTCTAATCCAACCTTATCATCAATTAATTTTCCTATAGTCTTTGCTTTTTTTCTTCCATCATCTGTAACTTCTATATGTTGTAAAAAGATTACATTTATGTCTTCTCTCATAGAATTAGCTTTATCAACTAAGTTATAGAAGTTTTGTCCTATCTCGGTAAATTTCTCATAACCTTTTTCTTTAGCTCTTCTCATAAATTCATTTGCCATTATGTATTGAGAATCATCTATAATAATATTTTTGATTTCATTCTCTTTATTTAAAGTGCTAAGAATTTTTATAATTACCTCAGGTCTATCACTTATAAACCTATTTCCTGTTGGATTTTCTTTACTTCTTAAAGGATATTTCTTTTTATACCCTTTGAATGGTAAAGGTTTATCTACTGCTTGTATAATAAAAGTTTCTTTTTCATTTAAATTTTCAATACTTGTAGATTTTCCTGTTCCACTTTCTCCAAGAACCATTATCATATTTGCCATATTTATCACTTCCTAATTAATGAGATTAATTTTCCAATAAGTTTCTTTGTTGCTTCTATATCTTCTAAACTGTCATGAGCTGAAAATTCAATTCCAAAATGTTTGCACCAAGTTTCAAGTTTATTATTTTCTAAAACTGGTAATACTTCAGCTATTTGTAATAATCTAATTGAGTATAAAGGATCTAACATAGAAGAATCTAAATAGCTAAATAAGAAATTATTACCATGTCTTTGAAAAAAGGCTTTCAATATGTCAACATCAAACCTTACGTTATATCCAGCAACAATAAATTTGTCTGTTCTATCATATTTATCTATATACTTATCAAGAATATTTATAAATTGTTTATAAACTTCTTTTTCTTCAACATATTTATCTGTTTTTAGGTCCTCTAATGTTCTTCCTTGAACTTCTAAAGCTTTTTCAGTTACTTCTGAATTTTCAAAAGGTTTTATGTAAAAATTAAATTTTTCTACATCTTTTTTATCAATTCTTATTATTCCTGAAAGTTGTATTAGTGCAGCTTTTTCTGGATTAACTCCACCTGTTTCTGTATCTATAAAAATTATCTTATTCATCTATCCTCCTTACTTTATATTTAAACTATTCTTTTCTACTATATTTGCACCTTGAACATTTTCTCCAGCTTCAATAGCTTTCTTAATTTCAGTTTTTGAGATTTTTTCTTTTGTTTCTATCTCAATAAACTTCTTATCTATTAAGCTTTCATCATAGATATTTACTGATTTTGATTTTCTTAAACTTAAATTTCCAAGTTCAGTTTCTATCTTAGTGATTCCCATCATTTCCATATTTCTAACTATGTATTCTTTTCTACTATTTATTTGATTAGAAATAGATTTTTTTAAAGCTTGAAGTCTTTTTATTTCTTCATCAACTCCATTTAACATTGCTTCAGAGTTTTTAAAAGATTTGATTATTCCTGCTCCTTTTGTTTGCAATTGTAATTTTAATTCTTGTTCTAAAATATCAATCACACCATCATCTTTAACTTCTCCAGTTTCTTCATCTATGCAACTTAAAAACAATTCATCTAAAGCTCTCATTTCACTTGTTATTTCATATAATTTCATTATTCTTCCTCCCATTCTAAATCATCATAAGCATATCTAACTGCTCTATCTATAATTTCTTGTCTTGATAAGCCACTTTCTTCAACCATTTCATCAACATATTCAAGAGTAGAATTTCTAACTCTTACTACTTCAGTAAGTCTTCCAGCAACTCTCTTTTCCTTTTTCTTTGGTAATGTAAACATGTTCTTCCTCCATTTTTTATAAAAGTCTCATTGGCATAACTATATAAGTTATGTTGCAATTACTGAATTTAATAGCACTATTAGATGTGCTTAAACTTATATTAAAAAATTCATTTTTTATGTATTTTAGCCATAAATCAACGTATTTAACATTTAAGTTAAATTTAACATCTAATTTATCTTTGTTATATTCAAATAGATTGTCTAGTATTAATTTTGAGTCCTCATTTGGATAAGCTTCAACTCTTACTTTGTTATCTTTAAAAATAAAATATTTTCTTGCATCAAATTTTGTTAGTTTTAGCATTTTCCATACTATATCTGTTGCACCTTTATTTATAAAATTAGCCTTTAAAGATGTTGTATACTCATAGCTTTCAATAACTTTTTTTATATTTAATACTTTTTTGTTTAGAGCTTCATATTCTGTTATTTCAGTTCCTATTTGAATAGCTAATTTACCATTATTTAATATTGCTATTGTTTCTGCTTTAAAAAATTCATTTAATAAAGTTATAGAGTACAAGTTTGCCTTATCTATACCTTTTCTTTCTTTATCAGTATCTTCTACTGCAAACAATCTATATGTATCTGTAAACCCTATATATTTTCCAGATACTATTATTCCTTTCATAGTTTCATTTTTAGCAATTTCTTTAAATTTTAATAAATCTTTTATATCTCCTTTATCAAAAGCTAAAACAATTTTATTTCTATTCAAAGATAAATACTCTCTTATATTCAACCTTTTTTCTCCTTCCAGTCCATTTCTTCAGCTTCTTTCTTCTCTTTGTACAGTTTAATAGCCATACCTTTAGCACTATAATTTCTCATGCCTATCACCTTTTCTCTACTTCTCTTTTTATAAGCAGCATCTGCCTTACTCTTATCTCTCCAAAATTGCTTTTCACAAACAGCACTACAGTACTTAACTCTTTTATCTTTTACATCAGTAACATAGACGTGAACACCACAGTGTGCACAAACGAACTCTCTTGGACAGTCTACATTGTCATAAAATTGATTAACTTTTATTCCCATTTATCCACATCCTTGCTATTTTCAAAAGATTAGTGTATAATTTAGGTGAAATATTACCTAAATATTTTCTCTTAAACATCTGTACAACTTTGGTCGGGAGTAGCAGATGTTTTTTCTTTTTTATAACTTTTTCCAGCTAAGAAATTTAGCCAGTGAGCTTTTATAATTAAGTAAGCTCCTCTTTCATTCTCTTCATTTTTCTTTTTATAGATACAACCAGGAACCTCATTAGCTCTAATTAAACTATATACATCGTCTTTGTTAAGTTCTCCATCAGATAAGGCTACTGCTTCATCTACTGTTATCTTGTAATTTGCCATTTTTTCCCTCCTTTCAATTATTAAGTTTTATTAGTTGTTCTATAATATCCATGCATTCGTTTTCTACGAATGTTAAGTTATTTGCTGGTTCACTATCGAAATGGTTTGTATCAAACCCAATGTAGTAAGCATTATCTTTATAATCTTTAAATCTATATCCGCTATAAGTTAATCCACCATGACAATCTATATCATTAATATCATCATAATGTTGCTCGTAGTAAATATGATTTTTTGGTACTTCTACATACCCACAGTACCAATTGTATAAGCCATCATCTGTATGAGTAATTACATAACTCGATCCTTTAAAAATTCCAACTTTCATAACTTCATTCATTTTTTTACCTCCTTATTTAAAATAAATCTTCAAAATCGTATAATTCAATGTACTTTCCATACAGTTTATAAAGTGTATTGATTAACCACTTCATTTTATATTTAAGTATGTCTTTTACTGATGCTTCTTTGTATTCAATCATTTGAACCCTCCCATATTTCTAAAACTTCTATTATTTTTAAAACTCTATTAAAATTCAATCCTTGTAATTCTTTGTTGTTCCAGTATTTTTTTAGAATTGTGCAGTGTAACATAATGCCCTCCTATTTTTCTTCTAAAAGCCCTTTTTTATATAACAATCATAGTCATTTACTATCTTTTCCAACATTTGCTCAATTT